CGCTGACGCTGAAGGATTCGCTGACGCTGAAGGATTCGCTGACGCTGAAGGATTCGCTGACGCTGAAGGATTCGCTGACGCTGAAGGATTCGCTGACGCTGAAGGATTCGCTGACGCTGAAGGGTTTGCTGAACTCGATGGTGCAGACGAAGGCGTTGACAAACCAGTCGAACTCGGTGTAGGCAGGGACGAGGTCGTGGGCTGACCGCTCCTCGTAGCACTTGGTGAGGGCGAAGGTGAGCCACTTAAAGAAGGGCTCCAAGTCGGCTGGCTACTCTGTGTAAGCATTGGAGAAGCAGAGGGTGACCCTGATGCTGAAGATGAAGCCTTCGCCGATGCTGATGGATAACTTGCTGTGGCGCTCGGCGAGGACGAAGGCGAACCACTTGGACTTGGCGAATTAGTCGGTAGGCTACTCCATGACGACATGGGGGAAACCGAAGTGGAACCAGTTGATGTAAACGTAGGCCAACTTGATAGTGATGGGAAACTACTTGCCGTGGGGCTCGGTGAACTAGAGGGAGAACCACTTGGTGTTTGCGAATATGTCGCCATGGCGGAGGCCGAAGGCGAACCGCTTGGGCTTAACGAAAATGTCGCTAGTGCTGTTGCGCTAGCACTGGCACTGGCACTAGCGCTAGGTGTAGTATCTTGCAGATTTCTGCTGAAACCGGTGCTGACCAGTAGCAATAGTGTAAGAACCCGCATTTTTTTTTTAATTAAAGTTAGTACCTTTAAACGCCAATCAATTTTATAGAAAATATGTCTTTTGTTCGGAACAGAAGACATACAAAACAGTACTTGTAAAAATTTTATACGGGCGACCATGTATCGTAATTAAAGTCTTTTTCGCTGGGCCAGCCTGTAACTGCGTAGCCGTCGGCGTGGTACGTGTGAGATCCGCCTGTGACCAGGTTGTATAACTTGGTTTCGAAGGCCATGGGAACCTCTTCTATCTTGGTTACGATACGAGAGCCATCGATGGTCTTGAGAGGAAGTCCTAATAAGAGTTTCTGAATTCTGCCTTTCTTTAGACCATCCAAGTGTCTCATCTCGGTCTTTCCTTCGGCATTAATAACAGGCATGTCGGTGCCATAGACGCTGTTCTCAATCGTCTTGATATCCATTGTGTAAAACTTTTTATCATATGACACGTGAGGGTGGTGGTCCGTTGTCACGTGCTCGTCGTTAATCTTGTACATCTTGGAATTACCCACCAGGACATGCTGAAGGGCTAAAACCGGATTGAATTCGCCGAAGGCGCCGATGACCAGGTCGCCGACTTGGACGTCTTCAATATTCTTTGTTTCACCGTTAGCAATGTGAACTTTGGTACCGGCGGGGAAGCAAGCAGGTATGGTATATACGTATGGATTTGACCCACATGCATTAATGGCGGTAATAGTAAAAATAGAGTCACCATTATCATTGAAATGTACATACGCTTGTGTACCCGATGTAGAATATACAATCTCACCAGCACCACCTGTAGTAGTTACAGTATACGATGTAGCGTTTGGAGCGGCGTTCCATGTCATACTATATACAAAATTGGTGTTATTCGTTCCACTAATATACGTAACTTGTAGATTTGATACTTGTCCGGGCGGCACACAGACAGGCTCTGAATTACAGCAATCCTGGACCAGCGTACGTGTCTGCGTAGTTGTCTGCTGGTAATACGGCATGGCGCCTTCGCGCAAGTCGTTCTGAATGGAGGCGTCTTTGATTGAGTAGGCTGTGCCCTTCGGACTAGGATTTAGTTTGTGATAGGTGGCGATTGTCTTGGCCTTTAGGCGTTGGATGCGGGCGGCGTTACTGGTATCGGCGTTGCTGGGCATCTTCTATCTTAGGAGGCGGTTTTTGCTGGCTTCTCTCTCATAGGATTGTGTGTTCTTGGAATAGATTCGAAGTTTGATGTGTCTCGCCATACTTTCGAAATTAACTTTGTTTTCTCCATTATAGTTTCAAGGGTATATGAACCTTTTAAATTATTACAGGACCCACAACAAGGCTTTACATTATCAATGGTATATTCTCTTTTTGTGTTATCTACTCTATCAAGCCCTATTCCTTTCTTATCTTGATATCCACAAAGATAACAGGGCTCTATAATTAATCTGGTCCAGTCATCTTTAGTAATATTAAAGGGCAACTCTCTTTTATTTTCAGTTGTCTTCTTATAATTAACATAGTTATGATAATTTGTTCTTCCATAATATTCTTTCCAGTTTAGATAAAACTCTTTTGTTCCTTTCTTTATTCCTGTAATTATCTTACAGAGTTCTATAAAGAATAATGGATGATAATAATGCTTTATCATATTACATATTTCGCAACACGGTACACAATTCTCTTTAGTGTATCCGATATCATTATTTAACCTATCGATACCGTTTGTCTCTTTTTCTTTGGTGTAATGGCAATAATAACACTTTGATACGACCAGTTTTTTAAATTCTTCAAAATTTATAGAGATTTCATAGCCACGTTTTGCTACTCCTGTTATATAATCTCTATATAATCGCTCGATATTATTATAGTTCTCATTTTTAAAATTACGCACACGATTTTCTCTTTTAGCATCTTGTTCGAGATTATTTTTATTACAAGGTGTACATAGTTTACTGGGTTTATTATATTTTGTCATATATTGTTCGTAATCTTGTCCACAATTTACACATATTTGATTTTTACCTCGTCCATTTTGCTCGATAGCATCATGTAGCCTATTTCTTTCTACACGCAAGTCTTTCTCTTTATTATAAGATATATTTCTACATTCATCGCATTTAGTATAACCATCCTTACATATAGTTAAACAACCTCTGGCGATATCGCAGTATTTTATCCCTTTGGCTTTTTCTTCATCGTAATAAATATCACGAAGATGCTTATTACAATATTTGTGTCCAGTAGTTTTAAATTTACAACCTTCGTGTCCACACTGTATTGTCTTCTTCTGTAGCGATACTTTACAAGAAGCACAAGAACCCTTTTCTTCTACAGATACGTCGCATCCGCGAAAGAAGAAACGACATGGTATTTTTCCTTCTCGAAGGACCTTCTCGTACTGTAGGTGCCTCTGGTGTCGCCCGCAGTATGCGTTTTCTTCAGATGGTGGGAATTGACATAACAACCCTTTGCGCCCTCCTTCTTGTATAATGGCTTTACATGTCTCCATTTATAAAATGCGGACATTCAAAAAAAGCATTAGTGTTCAACTTTTTTGATTTTATCATATATTTTTTTAATTTTTTGAAATATGAAAAATCCATATGGGAAGTCCCACATAAAAGTTTCTAGTTGGAATACGCGAGTCCTCCCATGCCCGACATGATGCGGAGGACGTTGTAGTTCGTCGCATACACGCGGACCTGCGCAGAGTAGGCCGCGCCGACCGTGTTGTTGGACAGGGTCAGGATGAGCGTGGCGTTGTCAATGCGGGAGAAGTTGCACGTGCCTGAAGGCTGGTGCTCCTCCGGCTTGAGGGCGAAGGAGTAGACGTTCACGCCGACGGCGGGGACGTTGGTGTGGTGCTGGTAAGGCTGGACCAAGTTGAAGTAGCGGCCCTCGCGCTCCGTGAACCGGTCGTGGCCGTTGAGCTGAACCTTGGCCGTGACGACCGGGTTCTTGCCGGCGAGGCCCTCAACGCGCGTGACGGAGTAGCCGGACTCCAGGACGGCGCGGTCCCACCAGTCGGAGTAGTTGAACGGCTGCTGGCCCTTCCAGGGGCCAACTACGTTGTCGTCGCAGCTGACGAACGAGTCGCGCTGGACGACCCACACGAGCTCCTTGCACGGGTGGTTGAAGTTGAGGCGGATCTTGTTCGCGCTGGACGTCACGGACTCGCCGCCCGTGAACTGGAGCTGCTCGATCAGGTACTCGTGGGAGACCTGGGCGAAGCGGCGGCGCTCATCCGTGTCGAGGTAGATGTAGTCGACGTAGAGGGAGGCAGAGACAAGGCCGCTGGAGGCGACGCGGTCACGGACCAAGTGGCCGCTGGAGGCCGTGAGGTCCCAGCAGAGGTTCTTGATGTCGTTGAACTCGAGGTTCAGCTTGACCTCGTGGTACTGGAGCGCGATGAGCGGGAGCGCCAGGCCAGGGTTGCGGTTGAACCAGAACTGGAGCGGGATGTAGAGCGTGTACTCGGGGGCGCACGCGAGCACCTCGGAGGAGGCGTTGGGCTCGCCCTGGGCGCAGTCGCTGTCGCAGGCCTCGCCACCCTGGGTGAGGAGGTTCACGAGCTGGGGCACGTTGCCAACCATGTCCGCATAGCCGGCCTGCTTGCCAGGCTCCTGCGTGAGCTCATTCCAGATCTGGAGCCAGTCACCGTAGTGCTTGTCGATCTTCTGGCCGCCGATCTCGAGCTCGACGTTGTTGATGAGGTTGTGGCCAACCCAGTTGAGCCAGCGGAACTGGGCACCAGAGCCGTCAGACGCGGCGAGCGTAACGGCGGGGAGCGTGGCCTGGAGGTAGATGCGGTGGATCAAGTCGCCGTTGCGGCTGATCGTGCACGTTACCTTCTTGCCGAAGTTGGCAGAGCCGTTGAAGGTCTGCTCGATCGCCTCCATGGCGAAGTTGGTGTGGCGACGGTAGACCACCTTGAAGAAGGTGATCTGCGGGTTGCCAGTAAGATAGATGTCCTGCGCGCCATAAGCTACGAGCTGCATAAGACCACCGCCACCCATATTGTCTGTTTATAACTTACGGTGTGAAAAAAAATTTGCCGGGAGGATTCGCGGACGCGGCAATTTGATGCGTTGCCGGGGGCCATCGCACCTAAACAAACGGGTGTAGAAAAGACCATATCAACTATGTCTTCATTCTCATTAAATGAACTTTTACAACCTATAGCGAATCCAGATGATGTGGAATCTGAAGTTGTAGTCGATAAGTTGACGACTCTCGAAGGGTTCCATAATGACCGCATCAGAAAATTTCAAGATCAGAAGAATTCTCTACCGGAACTAAAGGAGGAATTACTTGCTTTACAGGCACGTTTAAAGAATTGGAAGATAGATTTGCGCTTTACAGATGAGCATAAAGAGTGCTTGGAACGCGAAACCGACCTTATCAAAAAAATTCAGGCAATCGATTCGGATAAAGACCAGATGAACTATTATTTGAATGTCGGCGATATTCTCTTTGGCTACTACGACACGCAACAACGTATTGCGGTGGGTGATAATACCTTTTCGGCGGAATCGAATAAGTTGCGCACACCGGCAAATTCTGTGCTGTCGTATTTTAAAAGTTCAGAAGTGGCGGTTACGACCGATAAGAAAAAGAAACGTGCTTTAAAGGCCACGAATAAGGCGTCAGATGTATCCGTTGAAGTAGACGGATTGCGTCGCGATAAGGCTCTAGAGAAATATTTGTCTATTATCGAGCCCAGTGCAATCAAGTCTGGTATTATGCCTGGCTCTGGTATCGAATCGGATTACGGTTGCTGTCCCGTATGCGAAAGTGAAATGCACTTTGCGCAAAATGAGGCCATGTTAGGCTGCCCTGAATGCGGCCACCAGGACTTTATTTTAGTTGATTCCGAAAAGCCCTCTTACAAGGACCCGCCACGCGAAATTTCTTATTTTGCCTACAAGAAAATTAATCACTTGAATGAATGGTTGGCGCAATTCCAGGCCAAGGAGACCACCGAGATACCACAGGAAATCTTTGAACTCATTCAGACTGAACTCAAGAAGGAGCGCATAACGGATACCCTCAAGTTGAAACCTTCCAAATTGCGTGAAATTCTTAAGAAACTCAAACTATCAAAGTATTATGAGCATGTTGCTCATATAATGAACCGTCTCAATGGTGTTCAGGCACCTGTACTGTCGCGCGAAGTCGAAGATAAATTGCGCTTCATGTTCCGCGAAATTCAACCGTCCTTTATTAATCACTGTCCTAAAGGACGTTCTAACTTCTTATCCTACTCCTATGTCTTGTACAAGTTCTGTCAACTTCTCGAACTCGACGAATTTCTACCCTGTTTTCCGTTACTAAAGTCTAGAGAAAAACTCTATATGCAGGACAAGATCTGGCAAAATATTTGCGATGACATGGGATGGGAATTTATTAAGTCTATTTAAACTTGCTACTATACTATTTACATATAAAGAATATATATATATATGTTCTTTAATGAAAGTTTTATTTCTTATTTTAGCCAGCGACGATCGGGTAGATGAATTATATAGCCGATTACAATATTTAAGTTGGAGACGCTATATACATTCGCGTCCTGGTGAAATAGAAGCCTATTTTTATAAGGCAAATCCAAATTTGAATACGGATTTCTATATAGAGGGGGATACAGTCTACGTCAAATGTATTGAAGAATATCCGCGACTCATGAAGAAATTTTGGTTAGTTCTTAAAGCCTTTGAATCAAGACTCTGCGAGTTCGATTATATATGCAGACCGGTTTTGTCTAGTTTCATTGTATTGGATAGATATTTAAAACACCTAAAAACACTACCTAGGCAAAATATGTGCTTGGCTTATATTTTGCCAGGCCAAGTACATACTTATAATTCACAGAGCAATAAATGGTGTTGGAATATAGAACAGTTAGTAAGGCATGGCGAATATATATATAGAAAAGAAGATGAATGGAAAAACGAGTATATGAAAAAGATTAATTATGAAGAGGTTCCCTTTCCACATGGAGCCCTTTTTACTATTACTTCTGATATAGGATATGAGATACTAAATAATACACTAATTACCAATAATGAGGGTATCGATGATGCATGCGTCGGATACATTTTACATTATTTGAAGGCGCAATTAATACATTACGATTACGTTTCAATCTATGATCCTAGCGATTATATAAAACTATATCCTAATAATACATATTATTATAGAGTTCAACATATTTCAAATCGTACTATAAATGACATAAACGTACACAATCATCTTCTTGATATATATTATTCTAATATATAATATTATCTAATATTATATTATTGTAGCATCTTCATATTTGTACTATATATACCAGTTAGTCGTTCTATCACATAAATCCATATCATCTTTGAAGGATAGATAATACGAATTTGCATGAACACGATGTTTATACACCATATTTGGAACAAATATAAGCGTATATCCATTTTCAATTAAAGCCTTGTTCATCTTCTTGACTTCAAGCATGACATCTTTTACATCTATTTCTGGGAACGCATGAACGGCGTTTCTGTGAAACACACAATTACCTATGTTGACCAAATAATTTGCTGAATGGCCCGTTTGTAAAAATGAATTCCAATTTTTTGAATTTATCTTATGGCCGGCAAATTCGTTCGAATTAGCCTTTATTTCGGATTCGTCATCAAACACCTTTACTGTGTTCGATGGCATGTAAACACTTTTTTCATCGATGCCGTTTTGGTTCCAATATGTATGTAAGGCAGTAAAATATGCCTCATCTACCTCATTATCGCTATCAATTAAGGCAACCCAATCTGTTTCGGTGCGGTATAGCAAATTTAATTTATTGTTGTACGCACCGAGGCGTTCCGAATTTGTTATAAATTGAAATTTCTCATCCTGTGACCAGTCCTGCTTTCTAATTTTATAATTGTCTTCACCGGTCTCATCTCCTATAAGTATAGTTTTGACACATTGTATTTGTAAATATTTTGGTAAACTGTACTGTAGGAATTTTTCATATCTGCGTAGCGTTGGAATCGCTATAGTGAGAGACATATGTCACTTAATTTCTGAATAGACTTTAAGTATTAGACCCGCGAAGCAACAAATAAGAATTCGACCGTATTTGGTTCCAAATCTTTTTGCGATGCAAACCGTTTATAGGGAATTTCTATACGCCGGCTATTCCAACCTGTCTCTGTAAATAATTTAGTTATTACATCGTGACTTAGAATTCCCTCTTGATTATACGAAAGGGCTATGTGACGTGCCTGCGTACCCTCCAAAATAGTTTTGAGGGCGGTTGCGGCGGTTTTCGAAGAACACCACGCGGATTTCTTATAACCGGCGACCGGTATACCTGTAATACCCGCTACATCAAGTTCATTAGCAGAAATATCTACAATTGCATTCAAAGGAAAATAATTTGCACCATATTGTCTCTGATTGTAGGGTGGATCGAGATAAAGTAACGTATTCGGCTCTTGGATATTTAAGCATAAATTGTGGGCGTCCTGTTGGCAGACCGTGGCTTTCTTAAGAGCCGATGGTGTTAGATGTAGAGTCAGTGGATTGGTAGCAGTATTTTTAAAGTCCTTCAGATAGGCTCCATAGATAGAAGCAACATTTGCTACTGAATCGGCTGCTGAAACTAGAGCACCGCGTAAATAATTGCGCTCCACATGACTATATGTTGGACTCCGTAGAGCCTCGCGAATTCCGTCTATTTTTTGTGCATTTAATGTTGTAAAATAGAGTCGGCCTCCTAATTCGGAATAGGTACGCGTAATAAGACCTGTTTTAGGGGTTACTGCGTTCATTGTATTAATAAGATTTGTTGTGTTTGTCGGTGGAGGATTAAATTGGGCTTCCAGAACTGCTACCGAAAAGGACTCCCAATCGTTTACTATAATGGCTTTGACATGGGGCGATATCGCCACCGCTAAAGCCCCTGTTCCAGCAAAGGCGTCGCAAAAACAATAGCCGGATAGGTCGGGCCACTGTTTCTTAAATTCCTCCACCAGGCGCGGCGCCAAGGTCCGCTTTGAACCTATATAATTTAGAACCATCTGCTACAGAGATACTTCTAAATTCTATTTTTTGAACGGGTTCACTTATCCTGCTGTATTGTGGAATCGTTCGATAAGACTTCGTTAATTGGAATGATTCCAGGCACTACCGCATAGACATTCCATTCGTTAAATTTCATTTTATACTGTTCATCGATTGCATCAATCATGTATGTCAACCAAGGTAGAATCTTTGATTTTATGGAACCTTGGCGAACTAGGTAGGCATGCGTACCCCAATTGCCTTTCTCGTGTAAAGAGTATTTGAGTTTATATATATGCGGAGCAATCTGTGTTCCGATTGGAGCCGTAATGTCCATATAGACCATGTCCCAGTCTGTCGGAATGTTCTTGTAGTGCTTATGCCATTCATCAGTAGGCTTCAGAAAATCTGCCGGTATCGTAACATCGTCTTCCAAAATAAGATGCCCGTAATTTTCAGGAACTTGTTGGTCTCCAAGATATTTCAGTAGATTTTTATGCGATAGGAAACAACCTACAACACCTTGATTGCGCAACTCTTTACCCTGTTCTGCATACGAGCCCTTTCCTGAACGTGTCATCGCATATCCAACTCCCTGTTGAGCCATTTCATCTTGCGTCAAGTCCTTGCCATAGGTTGCGGGCCATCGCTTGGGTTTAATATAGATATTAAGAGAACTAAACGAATTCCATCGGGAGACGTCTTTATCAAGATTAATTACATGGATTGATTTTACATGAGGCCGCTGCTCAAGTGTACAGCAACTAGATACATACAATGCAATCAAACATACTGCGACTGGAATTACTATTAAGAGCAGGCGTTGCCAAAATTGTGGTTTTACCATCCCTATCGTGTGCGACGATTTTTGTAGCGTCGACTTCTACTCTTGGTTTTACGGGTACCCCCTACACGACCTAATATTGTTTCATGATATGCTGTCTTTGATGCATTGTTTGTAAAAAAATCCTGTTTCGCGTTATTTTTAGCCGAAATCTCACGAAACTCAAATGAGCGCAATTCATTTTCCTTGCTCTTATTTTTTGCATCCATGGATGCTTTCATATTATTGTACTCTTCTGCTGTGACAACGTAATGAAATACCGCATAACTAGATGTACCTCCTGTTTTAACCAGTCTTTTAACATTTATCAGTCTTACCTGGTCTAATATAAGACCCAATTCCTCTCGTACTTCACGTAAAGCACCGACTTCAATCGTACCGTCAACAGTTTCATACGACCCTTTAGGAAAACCGTATTTTTTGCGTCTCCAGTCTTCTACGAAACGCGGCTTTGCTGAAATATAACCGGGTGTGCTTGAATCTTTAAGGTTACCAAAAGTTACACCTCCAAGAGAACGACCTAGTAAACTGCTGTCGATTTCTTCACATACTGTGGCAAACTTGACTTTGGCTCTTTCAACATCATTCGGAGAGGTTATAGTCCCAGGCGAAAGAAATGCATCATAGATGTTTTCACCTGTACTTGACCTAAATTTTTTTACTACTTCTGGTTTCTTTTCAATAAGATACGAAGTCTCTTCACCCATTATAAACTTCTTCGGTTCACTATCGGTATAAATAAGAACAATAGCACCGGCTGCTTCTGTGCCATCAGCCGTTCTGCCCAGTACAGGTTGTTTCTTCGACATCCTTATGATGTGCGAAGATTTGATTTAAACCTCTACCTAGTAGTATACTAAAATGAAGGTCTTATCGTTCGATATGGGAATACGGAATCTCGCCTTTTGTCTTGCGGATGTCAGCGGCAGCAACTTTACGATCCAGGCCTGGAATAACTACGACCTATTGGCGGGATCTGACTCCCAAACCGCCTCACGTTGCTCGTGCGGTGGCCCACCCTCATGGCAAGACGTGGATGCAATTTGGTGTAAGAAATGCGTCAAGGCAAAGAAAGTGGTTAAGGCCTGTCTTCCCACAACTTGCGTTCTAACGATGAAAGGGCTAAAAGAACTGGCTTCAACTGAAAGTTGGATTGCGCCCAAAAAGCCTAAAAAGGAAGACTATATGGCTCTTCTCTATACCAAGTACATGGTACCCTATGTGAAACCTAAAAAGACTATGAAAACCGACTTGAATGTGATACTAGTCGCGATAGAAAAATTTCTGGATCTACATTTGTCTATATTCGCGACGAGTTTCATCATACGCATTGAAAATCAGCCCGTTTTCGATGCGCCTACAATGAAATCGGTTCAAATCATGTTATTTTCATTACTTCACCACAGACTCCATGCAGAATATGCATGGACGGGTTCTATTGTCTTTGTTCACGCCTCGAAGAAAACTGAAGAGGTCCAGGAAAAGGTCGATGAGGCCGGGGGCAATTATAAGGCTCGTAAGGATGCCGCAGAAGACCTTGTATTAGCGAAGGTAAAAGAGGGTCCTTGGCGCGAGTTCTTCCTATCAAAGAAGAAACGGTCGGACCTGGCTGATGCATTTTTGATGTGTCTGCGTTCTTAATCTAAAAATCACCTAAACCGCTACTCTAAAGGAAACCAAAGATGAGTAATCCCGGCGGTGATCTATCCTCGTTGCGCAACTTTGCCTCAAATATGGATAAGATTGATGACATCATCAGTCTGGATATAACAGATTTAGGTCAAAACGGTGTACATAATTTGGATATGGAACTTCTTGCTAACCAGAACAAGATAGGGTCAAGTCCCAAGACTCCGTCTGGAACTGCGTCGGTGTCCGCAGTTCATAATTCTCCTAGTGGTCCTACATTTCAAATAAGCAATCCCCCGCCTTCTACTGGCCCCTCTATCGCGGATGGTATCGATTTTGTCAATATTGAAGATACCCAGAAAACCTTCTCTGTTGGTGGCGGTGGTGGCGGTGATACGATTCACATCAATCGCGCCTCGACAAGTTTTGCCGGCCCAACGAGTGGCGAAGCGGCAGTAGCGGCGCCCGTATCGGTGGCCACCATGTCACCTGAGCAGGAGGCAACGGAGAAGACGGCTATTCTAAACAAGTTGAGACGCCTTGCCACAAAAGGCATTGAGGGCGTCCGCATGAACATGACGAATACGCTGGAGGAAATCAAGGCCGAGTATTCTCGCCTTGTTGATAGCCGTAATTTAGAGTCGAGTATTAAGTTTCAGCGCAACGCGCTTCTGACCTGCGTAACCGGCATGGAGTTTCTGAATCAAAAGTTCAATCCGCTTGACGTCAATCTCGATGGTTGGTCTGAGTCCGTCAATGAGAACCAGGAGGATTTCGATGAAATCTTTGAAGAACTCTACGATAAGTACAAGGACAGGAGCAAGGTCGCGCCTGAAGTGCGTCTTGTAATGACACTAGGTATCAGCGCAGCGATGTGCCACGTTACGAACACCTTCTTCAAGTCAAAGATGCCTGGCATGGATGATATTCTGAAGAAGAATCCGGAGTTGGCGCGTCAGTTCGCGCAGGCGGCGGCTTCACAGGCGGTTGGTCCTGGCTTTGCGAACTTCGTCAGTATGGGACAGGGTGGTCAGCAGCGACAGCAGCAGCAAGAGCCCCAGGGATTCCAGCCGCAACAGCAGGGCACTTGGTCAGAGGAGGTCAGGCAGCCCAGCCCACAGGTTGCGCGTCGTGAGATGAAGGGACCTTCGGGTGTAGAGGATATCCTGCGTGCTTTCGAAAATGAGGACCGTGGGCCCGCAAATACCGGTTTTGTTCCTCCCCCGCGACCGGATATGGATGGTTCAGAGAGCGTCTATACAACAACAACGATGAACGGTTCAGAGGCTGTGGCACGCAAGGCTGGGCGCGGCGGTAAGCGCAAGACTGCTGCAGCACCAGTGGGCTCACAGATTGACTTGACTGTTTAGAAAATTGAATAGACTATGTGTTCATTTTTCAATTTCAAAAACTGAAAAATGACGTCTGCAACGATGAACTACTCTACCCAGAGTCTGCCTGACACCAAGTCTACGCGTATCACATTCACAATGGACGTAATTCCGTCTACTAATGAAGTTAGCCCTGACAAGATCATTGCGTGGTACATGGCCTACTTTATGGATTTTGATCTCGGCACAAATCCAACGATAACATATAATACGAGAACGCGCCTGTATGAGGTGAGTTTTACTCCCGCTCTCGAGTTTCCTACAGATAAGAAGGACCAACTTTTCGAACTTGAGTTATTTGCTGACCCAGATGAGGATGGTAACTATCCTATCAAGGTCGGTAAGAAGAGGCTTTTAGTGATCGGAGAGATACTAACCCTTAATGGCGAGACTGTGTAAATATTATACAATAAATAAAGACGCGACGGTTCAATACATATTTTTGATAAAAGTCCATTTAGTATTTCTAAATAGACTTACATCATATACTAGTTTATGCGGGTGTGTTTCCTGTATTTTGGTCATCGCGATGGTCATCGCGATGTTCATCGTGATGTTCCTCATGATGCTCATCATGGGGTTCGTTCGTATGGGCGTGGAATTCAGTGGAATGTTTCTGAACCGCCTTCATCTTATCTTCATAGGACTTATCTTCAGATTGCTTTTTCTCCCTATCATTACGCCACTCGGGAATTAGGCAGAGAGCACTATTTTCATTCGCAAAAAGCCATAAAACGGATAAGACCAATGCTGTAGTCCAAAAAGCGACAGCAAGATTACGTGTGGCTATAAACATAACGGAAAAGAGGATAAATGGGCGCACATAGGGTTGAGATAGAAACCATTCTTGGCGCTTGGTCAGTTCCATAGATAAAAAACGACCACCCATGTTTAAAAATATATAGAAAATACCAATTATATACGGATTTGCATTTAGAACCGATAGGCCTGCTGAAAGTGGATCCATAATTGGTATCGGTGGCGGCACAAAACCCCCAACCACCTGAATAACAGCAGGTGCTTGTTGCTTGCGTGGCATCTCCCTGATTCAAGATGTGATTTTTACTTCATCGTGCTGACAAGATGTACATCCGCTATTAGGAAAAATGATACCAAAAACCATAAAATAGCGACGGGAACACTGTAGTTGGCAATTGCGACAAGTGTTATACCTAGTATAATACGAAACAATGGCTCTCTTGAATATAAACGAAGTGTCTCATCGTAATGCTGTTCAAATGGGAGAGTCAAGACTACGATGAAATACCCTAGGACTAAAATAGTGGTGATTTCGATTATGCGGAATCCATTCATTGTGCCTCTGATGATATACTATAAAATCAACTCTGTATCGGGTAGGTCGCAACCTCCTTCTCACGAATCGCTAGAGGCCGCTCATTGAGCACCTTTTCTACAAACCACTTCTTGTGCGTCGTGACCCAGTCTAATGTTCCAGAGGGCTCAAATCCCTCTTTTCCGGGGCTGGTTTTGGTGGCCGCCTTTTTGGGAGCAATCCGAACAAGATTCACTAAACAGAAAGCAACAGCAAAGGCCAACGGATGTTCGCCCATGGAGGCCAATCCGGCGACACCTAGCATTCCAAAAAGAAAAACTAATGGATTAGACATAGTCGCGTGATACTCTTCTGGTACTGTTTCGATGTTTGAACCTATTATAATGAGCACTAGCGCGGTTAGCCAATCTACCTGAATTGGTGGCAACCACATGGGTGGCATTTTACCTCCTGTCGCTTGCATTCCTGAACAGGGAAACGGTTATATTCCAAGTATCGGATTTTTAAAGTCATCGAGAACCTTTCTAGGGTCAAATGTATCGGGTACCGATTCTGCTTTACCGTAAATACGCTTATTCAAGTCATAGACTATAAGGAGGCCTTTTGAAAAATTCGTTTTGATGTACAGCAAAAGGAGACGATAGGCCTGGGCCGCCTGTAAATCTGTCGGAGGTGTCTCCTCTTTCTCTTCACCGGCCTTCTTCAAAATATCATAAGTTATCAGGTTTACGTTGTTACTATCGAAGCCCTCCTTCCTTTTATAAAAGAAGTACCAAAACTGCACTGTAAGTGCCGTAATTCCTAAAAAAAGCACTAGACCTGGGAGCCAGACAGGTTGCTTCATTTCTATCTGTGCTAGGGAAGTTCATTTGAAAATCCTTTGACAAAGTAGGGTTAATCTTCCAGAAGGAGGATGTCGTACTGCACTTTAGAAGAGGCATTTCAAACAAGTATTCCCGAGAACGTTCTTCCACCTATACGTCAGCAGATTGAGGAGCCTGGTCGTGGCGATGGAAGACGCCTGAAGCCCAGAAAGCAAAAACGCTCCAATCTACCTCCGCCCGAGCCTTCCGTCATTGAGCCCGATAGACCGGCCCATAGACCCAAAGAGCCGGCGGAACTGTTAGGTGGTGGTATGCCCCGTAATGACGCCACTACAAGTCTATCATCGTATCTGGTCGGTGCACCGGATCCCGCCGAAGACTACTTTCCGTATCCAAATGGGGCCGGTTCGGAAGATGGTTTTGACAAACAGTTCATGCTGGAACCTAACTGGTATGACCAATTCCAAGACCGGATGCCCAGCCCTAGGACGGAGACTCCTCAACTTCCCGGAGCCTCCGTTGATGGATACAACACAATTTATACTAATATCCCGCCACCTCGCAACTCGGCAGATGCGAGCAGGGGTATGGTCAGCCTCTCGTCATTACCAGGTCAGCCAACTACAATCGCTGGAGCATCTACAAATGACCCAGAGTTACGCAAGCGTATCGACGACCTTTTTAATAAAATGGACCAACTCGATGTATCGCGCGCCGAATCTAATCATTCCGAAATTCTTCTATTTGTTATGACTGGCATCTTCGTGCTTTTGATGCTGGACTTACTCTTGAAACAGGGTTGCCGTGCTCTTGGCGCAATAGCGACCGCATCGGCGCCGACCCAAATTCCGATGTACCGCGTTGGTGGCGGTGGCGGATCGAGCGTGTATAATAATCCATTCTTTCTGTGAGCGCTCATGTTTATATTACAAGTTCATGTTGAAGTTGTAATATAGTATTAAATTTGAATGGAGTACGCTTATCTGTATGTATAAGAAAATGCCTTCAATAGTGTATGGTAGTATTCGATATAGTCAAGTACGACATGCCATCTACTGTAAGATATGCTCGACGACAATTGAAAGCCTGTCAGTCCATGATTTTAAATTCTGTCCTTGTGGTGCTGTAGGCATTGACGGAGGAATCTCTGCCGGAAATCGTATTCTAGGAAAGTTGTCCGATATGGAAGAGAGGAGTATGTATCGTACCGTCGTAAATGGCAGGAAAATCTGGCTTCCTCAGAGCGTGATTGAAGAGAGATTTACCGCTCTTTCTAAATAAAAGTTACCTTCTTGACTTCGTAGTTTGTATTGGGAGGAGGAACATACTGTTGTGTCGTCTTCTTAATCACTGGCTTCAGTGCCGGCTCTTGGCTTACAACTGGCTGCTGTGCCTGTATCAAGGCATTTTTCATTGTCTGAACAATGGGATTTCGTTCTTCTTTGTATGCGATATCATGCTTACGCCAAGAAACAAATAAAAGATTTGTTGGATAGTATTCCACCTCGAATTTTGATTGCCGTAAATTCCATACCAGATAGAGTATACAATCGCGTGTACTAAATCGCGGGACACCCATAACAAATTCGGGGACTTGGAACAAAAGTGATTTATCGTTATTTGGCAGTCGGGAAATTGTTCTAATTTTGTTTTGGACCTGCTCGAGAATATTATTATATGTTTTTAATTTGAGAACATCCCGCTTCTCCTGTTCGGCATATAGAGTTTGTGGGTCTAATTTAGGCGGAACCGCGCCCTGGTTGCTCATTAAACAGTGGTTTGATTTTGTTATGTTCTATTAACCGCTTAAATAATAATTGCGCCGTTAGTCTAGGGATGCGAACACATTTGGTCTTCGCTGGTGGAGGGCCGCGGCTACTTGTATTTTTATCTTCACTCGAAGTTCTTGCGAAAAAAAATCAATTATCTGGCGTCAAACACTACTGGGGAAATTCCTCTGGTGCTCTTCTTGCTACTCTATTAAGTTTACAAACACCACTACCTAAAATTAGGTCTATTTTTGAAACCTTTGATTTTACAAAGTTGCGGGATATTGATTTGACCAATTTGATGACGTTTGGTGATAACTGGGGGCTCGACTCGGGCGTTGCGTTTACGAAACATGTCAAAGAAATCATGGAAGAGGTCAAGCCTGGCTCCTCGGCCTATACCTTACAAGAATTGTCCAGTTTACATATTACAACTACTGATTTAACAGTAGGAAAGGCTATAGTGCTCGATAGTAAAACGTACCCAACCTTAAAAGTTATTGATGCACTTCGAGCCTCGACCTCAATCCCTTTCTTTTATCGGCCTTTTCGAAATCCTATCGACAATCATTTATTAGTTGACGGTGCGGTCGCGAATAATTTTCCTTGGTCTTTGTTGCCCAGTGATGAAATACGCGCAACTGCATTGGGATTTGATTACCAACTGAATGAAAATAAAGGCGAGCCAACAACGTTAAGCGAATTTATTCCTGCTATTCTTAATTTTAGGACCAGGGCTTTTAAAACAGGTGTACCTGTTGGCAGCAATATTCTGCGCTTTCATGTCACCGGATTTCCTGCTTGGCATCTCGCTCTTAAAAAAGAAGATCGAGATGAATTATTTCGCATCGGCGCAGAAAAGACTGAAGAGTGGTTTACTCTACATTCTTCTGCAAAAAGTCAACAAACGCCGATTCAGTCCGCTGACCCCCATACTCACTTACTAACTGGCCCTTCGGCCCATACAAGTGGATTGTCGGGTAGCCGCGGACATCGAGACCCTTTACAGGATTCGTTTCAGGGTTTATCATCACAATATCGACGACCGAACCGCCGATGGTCTTGGTAGAGCCTAACTTCGCAAACTCGGGCTTCGCCGTCTTGCAGTGCCCGCACCAATCCGCGTAGTACATAACCAAGCGGTAGTTGCCACTGCCGGCAAAACCCTCCTTGCCGACAACATAGGATACATAGACACGGTAGGTAACCCAGAGACCGACTAGGATTAGACCGAGATAGAGCGCCATTTCGACAGGTACCATAGATGTCATTTTATCAGTAGTGTAGATTTTTCCTGTTTACGGGACGCATATATAAAAATATGAATTCATCGATAATTTTTATTTTTACATAGAAATGTGGCTTCTACGAAAAGGACGCATTATCCGGGTAGACATGTACATAGACCCCTGTTGGAGTTCACAAGATTGCTGGACAGCGAGTAATCTCTATGCTCGCTTTCGTTCGTTAGGAAGTTCTTCTACGGAAGCAGAAAGTCTTGCATCTGTAGCAGTTTGGAAGCAGAAATGGAACTTAGCGTATCCTGCACGTGTAGAAAAATCTCTATTGAACATTGCTGTTCCGTAGACGACGCAGCGTTGCCCGCGCCTTCTCTTTCTTAGCGCGACAGGTTTTGACTCGGGGGTTCGTCTTTTTTCCACAGTCCGATGAAAAAGCCGATACTTCTTTACATAGACCGTAAAATGAGTTATGTGGGGCCTGCTCTGCCATTGTTTTACAGATAGTCTGCTCCATACGGAAGAGCCAGTTCAGTGTGACGCGGCGCCCTTTGTTCAGGGGTGCTTGGCCCTCTTTTTGTGTAGCAACAGACCAGGCTTTGCGCCATGGTTTAAATGGCAGGACCTGGCCTATTGTTTGCCACCACTTCTGTACATACGGCAGACGCTCTTTGTAAGTCATTGTATTCCAGCGGTTTCTTAACACATCTGTGTTAAGTATAGCAGGTGCTTCCTCCATCGGACTTGAACGTGATGACTTTGAGGGTGTCGTATTCGCAACTGAAAAGAGAAAATCCCATCCTAACATTTGTGTACTTGAACACGGCATTGATGTCCATTCCTTGTATCGCTTTTTGACCTCCTCGTATGTGGGATTATCTTCAGTAGGTATATCTTGCGACCGTAGTTTTCCGTTTACTTCATTGTGAATTACGTAGAGCCAGTGGCTCATGTCCGCAAAGTTATTGGGAATAGGGTGTTTTTCGTAATACGTGGAGAGGGAGTAACGGCAGAATTTACACGGAAGAATATATGGTAGGGTTTCAAACAGCGTTTTAATCTGTTTTTCGTTGCGCTCCTCTAGCGGAGTTTCTAAAATAAGATGGAGGAGTCTCCATCCACTCGGACCCCAAAAACGAGTGTCCATCCCTACATTTTGTGTAGAAATTATTATTAATCGTAGCTCGAAAGGGTCCACGCCGAAGGTCCTGTCGATGTAACACGGAATGCGTCACCGTCACTCTTTAAGGTTACAGACTGTGTATTAGTAGTTAAAAATATACTAGACATGCCATCAAAGGAGGGCGCTGATAAAATATCAGTATCATCGGAGTTTGGCGGAAAAAAATCAATCCAAGATTTCTCCTTATTGGTCATGTTCTTGCCATTCGTAAAAAAGAGCGTAAACTCGAGACCAGGATTATATTTTGCTATCGTTGAATCTATAACCATTCGCATATGGAAGATGTGTTGATTGGACAGTGACGGACCACCGGGATAATACTGAATTTCGCCGTCCGTGTAACTAGGTGTCAACGTTGCCATATCTACCGTAAAAAATAGAGCAGTGACGCGGATCAACTGATACAGAATACACAGAACCATTACGTACTGGTACAACCGCAGTAACATTCGTATTCCGTTGAGCAGGGCTACGACTGGTGGAGGACATTATACTATTATATTAGAGTATAAAGTAAGAGACTATATTATCTATAATGTCAGTCTGCTACTGTCTTGTTAGGAGTGATTCGGGAGCAACCTATATTGGCGCTACCGTTGATATGGAGCATCGCTTGCGCCAACATAATGGCGAACTTGCTGGTGGGGCTCACTATACTTCAGCTGCTTTACCCAGTGGGAAGACATGGCTTCTTGCCTGTACAGTGGGTCCGTTTCCGACGTGGCAGGCGGCTCTACAGTTTGAGTGGAAGTGGAAGAATGTATCGCGGAAGAGACCGGAAGGGCCTCTTGGGCGTCGTATTCGGGCTGCCATTATGATTTTAAACATGGATAGACCTACTTCGAAGGCTGAACTCTTTGAAACGTACGCACCGCTGACTGTCTATATTTTTAAGAAGACGGCGGAGACAGACTGGCTTTTAAATGAACCAATGCGGTTTGCTGTCGCGGAATCTGTTGCCTAGATGTTTACTGTCCAGGTAGTTCCATGAAACGATGGTATATTTGAAATAAACAGTATGCGATTCGTATTTTCCGCAAAAAACTTACATGATACAGTATTGCGCATGCTTTTTATTCTATCCAAAACTTTCATAGAAGAACCTGCTTCATTTTCGTTTATTCCGCGTATGTCAAAATTAAATTGTACATCTTTGCTTATCAAGTAATCGGCTACTGTTTTCCATTTTATTGTATGTGCTCTTTTGCGCAGTTCTATTATTTCTGATTCATCTCGATTTTGTATTTTAATAGGTAAAATCGATTCGTACCACGTTCTACCAGTCGTTAAAAAATACACATCTGAAAGGCTAAATCGGTAAGGAGGACATTGTTTGAAAGAATTGTCAGTTAGCTCGAATATCGAGTAGCCCTTCTCTTTCGCTATTTGAAAAGCGACTAATACTAAATCTCTAGAGTTATCGTGTCTATCAACAAAACAATCGGTACCTCTTTCTATAGATTGTAGTAGTGCTACTTTATTTTTCAGTATCATCTGAAAGCACGGTCTACGTCCTGCGTCGCGACCTCCATCAATTATGATAGTATTGACGTCTCCATATATGTTTGATGAACTATTATAATAAATTTTATGCCCTCGGTATACTATTTTGTGCTGTCTATCACCACCTCCATGCTGGTTCATATCATAGCTATTTATGAAGTAAAAATATCTGATATCGCGATTGAGTTTATTCATCCTATAGATAAACACAAACATTAACTTAAGCGTATTTTTTTTAGAGGCCAACATCGGTCTGCTTTCGCAGAATCTGTGGCATAAACTCATCTATTTTTGCGAGTTTTCCGCTTATGTCTTCCACCAGCGACGGCATTAACTTTCTTGGCTCTCTCTTTAGACCCTTGAACATTAAAAACGGGCACTTTTAGTAAGAGAAATGGGAAAACACCACACCGAAGATTATAAATTATCTGCTGTTAGACATTCTCTAAAATCAGATAATCAAGTGCAAACCTGTGAGATTTTTGATTGTAAGCGGTCATCCTTACAACGATGGATACATAAATACCAAACAGACGGAACTCTTTCCAAGGGTAAAACAAGACGCAAAGCCCGTAAAGTAAAAAGGGAGCATATTGTATTTATCAGGTCAGAACTCAAAAAGAAGCCTCAAATATATTTGCAAGACCTTCTTGATATTCTCAAAGGGAAGTATCCCGATTTACAGATTACACCCCAACACCTTGGGCGGATTGTAAGAGATAATGATATAACGCGAAAACGCCTCCGCAAGATCCATCAGCCTGGCACTTATCGTGGTAAAGAGAGAAATCACGCTCAAGAGGTCAAAGACTATGTTGAAACGATGAAGAAGCAGAATATTCATAAAATAATAGCACTTGACGAAACAGGTATTTACGCTGCACTACATCCTACATATGCTCGGTGTGATATAGGCAAAAGATGCTATATGAAAACTACAGACCAAAGGGTATTCAAGAAATATTCTTTATTAGTTGCTATTACATCAAAGGGTATAGTGGGTTGGGATTTGTATGAGAAAGGTGCTGTAAATTCAGAACGGCTTACAGAGTTTATAAAGAATAAGGTTAATGGCAAATATGAAGATTGTGTAATAGTAATGGATAATGCTGGGTTTCATAAGACGACTGAAGTAAAAGATGCAGTGAATGAAGGTAAAAATAAGATACAGAATACTGTACCATATTATCCGCGCTCAAACCCTATAGAGCAGTTCTTTAGTCAATTGAAGCACTATATCAAAAAAGATTCTCCCATTTCTTATGAAGATATAAAAACCTCCATAGGAAAAGCGATGATGAAAGTAAAAGAAAAACATTTGAATAACTATTTTTTACACGCTTTCAACCTTGAAATGCTAAAGAAAGATAGGGCTACAAGGCGTAGGAAACCAAAGGAGTACATAGATTA